TTGAAAAACTGTCATGTAACTTTGTTAAACTAATTCAACGTCCTTGTCCACGACTTTTTTTATGGTGGGGTTTTCTTTTATTTTTATTTTTAGTATGTACACCTGGACGTTTTTTTGGAGTTCGTTTGTGGTAATTATTTACCCCAAACATAGGTTTCTTTTTAGCCATTTTCTTGAGATCTATCTATTTGTGCATAAGTAATGGCACCCTGAATTTTATTACTACCTGTTGCTGCTTGTACTGTTATTGAATCACCAGCCTCTAAATTTAAAGTTTCTGGTGTAGCGTTAACTTGAGTTTTAGCCGCAACGTCATCTCTAAAAAACTCATATTCAACACTCGAATCTGAAGAGTCTACTAAATTCATATTAACTAAAATAGAAGACGAAGCATCATTATTAACACAATAAACACTTTTTATTATTATTGTTGCATTAGTCGGACAAGTTAAAACTGTAGTTTTTCCTGTGCCCGATTGTTTATATCCTTGATTTTTATATTGAATTGTCATGATAAAAAATAGTTAAAAGCTTTTAGATCGTTTTTTATATCATTCTCATATGAAAAGTTCAATTGAGATTGTAGAGTTCTAAGTGCTTGTTGTATTTGTCTTTGATCCTCTTGAGTATAAAATGATTTTGGTTCAGGTATTTGTATAGTAATTTTCGCCATTATCTTCTTCCATCAGGTCTTATATCAAATCTAAAAGTTCCATATCTCCAACTTTCGTTTAGACTTTCGTTTTCTATTTGCACAGCTGCTAATCTAGCTCTAGCTCTTGTGTCTATTTTTGTCGTGGTTCCGCTAACAGTAAAAGGACCTAAAGGACTGGAGGCAGCAGTCGAGCCTTGCGGAAATGAGTTTAAAAATATAGTTACCTTTGCATTACCACTTATTCTTTTGAAATCTGGTAAAAATCTTCTCATACTTAAAATAAATTCACCATCTCCAGGCACGCCCTGATTACCGTTTAGATCAAACTCTCCAGACTTTATAAACGAAGTTATAGCTGTTTCTGTGCCATCAGCATTAGCTTGATTAACTCCTATTTCATGTTCATAATATATTGTTGCTCCATTAGAAACTCCGCTGACAGATGGAAAAGTTGGAGTATCAGATGAATTAAAATCAGTAGCATATGGTTTATTGAATACAGTAGATCCTACCCAAGTTGTTCTATCTAAAGTTCCTGTTGTCCAAACGTTTTCATCATAATTATAAGTCACAACTCTGTCTATTTCTGTAGAGCCCTCTTTTGGATAAAACCAATTTATTTCAGAATATAATTCATTAATACCACCGAAGACAATTTTTCCTGAGTCATAATTTATTCCAGGATTATTACCTTCACTTGTAAAAACAAAATCCTCTACTAAACAAGGTAAAGATTTTACAGTTCCATCATATACATAAAATCCACCCGTTGTGCCCATCCAGTAAACAGCTCCGTTTGCAAAAACACCCGCATGTTGTCCTAATAGTCCATTGTTAGATCCTACTTTTCTAATAGAAAAAGTAAAAGGAGGACCAACAAATTGCATCTCATATGCAGCTGTATCGGTTAAAACTAAAATATAATCTTTTCCTTTAAAAGCACCAATTATTTCTGTTCCGTCATCAAGCTGAAATGTTCCTGCTGTGTTTGTCGAAGTAGGTGCATAATCCTCTTTGTTTTCTTGATCAGAAAATCTAATAAACATTTTATTTTGAGATCCTGGACTCCCTATAGTTGTTTCAGTGCCTAAATGAAAAAGATGTCTATCTCTATCTGAAACTATTGTCATAACTGATTTTGTAGGCATACCGGTTCCTATTGTTGCTCTAGTTTCTAAAGCGTTTGATAAAGAGGCATCCCATGTGAAAGTTTCACCGTTGTGAACAGTAGCTATTAAAATATTTCCAAAATTGTCTAAACTCCAATTAGCCGGATCTATAATAATGTTACTTGAAGTTGATGCTTCTCCCCATGCCACGTCATCAGTAATATTAGTGACTGTAGATCCGTCAGCTTGCTCAGCAGCTGATGTCCCTTGTTGACCTCTAACTAAACCACTTAATGTGTTTGATCCTGTATTATTAGCACTGTAAGTCATCACCTCAGAATTTATTCTTATTGTTCCAGAGGATGGAAATTTAGAGGAGTCAGTTAAAATTACGGATGAGCCCCCAATTAACAAAGCACCTCCATTATTCATTGTTGTTGTTATCTGTGCCACTGTACGCCCACCATAAAAAAAGGTACCCCAACCATAACCAGCTGTTTGAACTCTAGGCCCTACGGGAACATAAGGTCTTACGTCTAAAGTCCCGTTGTTTGATACACCGGATTTAGTTTCTGTGTTTGGCATTGTGATAGTAAAAGTTAACACTGTTGGCACGGTTTGTACTTCAAAGACCTTGTCATCAAAATCAGAGGCCGTATAAACTGTGTTTGCTGAAGTGAAAGATCCTGCATTTGCAAATGTAATCAAGTCTCCAACTTCTAAATTATGAGATGCGCTAGTGGTTATTGTAACAGTGTTTGAGTTATTTGTCGTAGAAATATTAGCTCCTGTAGAAAAATTATCCGTGTCTAACGGAGTAACATCATAAAATGCACCACCTGTGTAAATTATTAAAACTTTGTCAGTACCGATTGCTGCATACTTTCTGCCATCGGTATTAGCCCAAACATGTTGACCTCTTGCAGCTCCAACTAATTTATTATTTACTAATGCAGACCATCCACCAATTTTTTCAGGTTCACCATATCTAAACCTAACGTTATCTCCATCGACCCATCTTCCCTCTGCGTCTGAAGGTGTCGCCTGTTTATCAAATCCTGGTGCTATTCTATATTTTGCTAATGGCATATCGAGATTATACCATTTAAAGAAAGGCTTTTAAATAACGTAGTTGAAGTCAAAAACTAAGGTATACCTATGATTAAGTTTTTGATGAGCTAATTCGTAAGGCATATTAATAATCGAATGACTTATACGACCATCAAAAATAAGTGTGGAGTTTTCAACGAAGGGAATAATGAATGAGCCAAAATCAGTCCCATATTCGTATCTTTTACCTTTAATATAATATATGCACGTAAGATCACTTTTATGTTCATGCATAACAAAGTCATTTTCCTCATCGCTTAAGTTAGCCCATGACATTACAAGCTCTGCATTTTTATTCGTATATTCTTTTATTTTTGTTTTAAAAAATTTTTGTAAATTATCCCAACTATTTTTATTACTGTGTCTTTGAAATATATCCGCCGTTGTTTGAGTTGGGGGTACTCCTCTTGCTAAATTACCTTTACGTATGTCATCTTTAATATCATAAAAGATTTCAAATCTATCTTTATTATTTAAGACGTTAATATCTCTATAAAATCTCTGACCTAAAATTTGCCAAATCATGATGACTATTCATCACTGTCTTTTACTATATTATTATCTTTTAAATTTTTATGTGTAATTTTTTTTTGTAATTCTGGATCAAAATTTACCTGAAATTCCATGGCTATTTTAGCTAAACTGTTAGCTAAAAATTTCATACTCTCAGCTGTTAATAACAATTTTCTTTTTTTTATTAATATCCATATTTCTTTCCAAGAAAAATGTATTTCACCAGATCCGTCTTTTTCATTTTGTTTTATAATCATATTTTATACCTTTTCTGTGCCTAATAGCACTCTTTTATCCTTAAACCACTCTTTATGTGGGCCATCTTTATTTACATAATGTAAAAACACTTGAGAATGCCAATCACCTTTAAATTCTTCTCTCCAGTGACTAAGTTCACATCCTTTATAAATTACTGCATCTCCGTTATCTAAGTTTATTTCTTTGCCTTCCATAAATATAGGCCACTCGACACCACATGAATTAATCTTTACTGTAACGCTATATTCACAAGATGGTCTATCTTTGTGCTTTTTTAAATCAGCACCAAAAGTATACATTCTCCAAAAAGAGTAAGTTGGTAATAAACTTAGACCTGTTTCTTTTTCCATTAATTTTAATTTTGTGACTAAAAGAGAATCAGTTGTAGGATCCCCATAAAACATAGTATCACCTTGATCATTTTGTTGTAAATCAAAATTATCGTAATTACTTCTGTGTTTTAATCTCGAGAAATGAGTGAGAAGATCTACTTCCTCTTTTGTAAGAAAATTTTTTATATGCTTATAACCCTTAATTAATGCATCCATGATACGACTGAATATCTAGTTCCTTTAGTTAGTGGTTTTACAGAGTGGGGATACATAAAATTGCTAGGCCAAATGACTAAACTACCTGGTCTATTATTTATTTGTAATTCTTTATCTCCTAATTTAAAACATAATTCTCCACCTTCATAATCATTATTTAACATAAGTATACTGCTATACTTTCTATTTATTCCTGGTCCATCATCACAATGAAATTTATAATGACCTCCTAAACCATATCTTAATGCTTGCATATCAAAAATACGAGCTGTTTGTATATCTGGAAATTCATTTACGTAATTTGTCATTTGTCTTATAATTAAATGATTTAAAAAATTATACCAATGAACATTGCTTAGTGATTTGCCTAAATTATTTAAAGCCAATATATCAACATCTCTTGTTTTCTTTTCTACAACTCCCCTATCATCAACTGAGTTAGATCCTCGAACTCCTCCAGCGACAAATTCTTTCTCTTTAAAACTTTTGTTTAAAAATTTAATAAAATTAGATATGATTTTTGAACTTG